GTTTAGAAAAGCCTCAGAGTTGAGGTTTTTCATCCCTAAGTCGCCGTAGTAAATTGGTATGGATCCAGCCGCCTTGGCTTCAACCACCTTCTCGGTGTGGTAGCCCGGATATAACCGATTCTCAAAAGCTAGGTTGTATTTAGTATCCAGCATCGTGAGCCACTTTAACTTGGAGTTCACATAAGGCTTGCCAAACAAAGCCCCATGTCTCTCAGTGGCAAAACCCATGGCTTCCAGCCTTTCGGTGAAACAGTCTCTTAGTGGCCCTCTGGCTGTCCAGAAAGCCGTGAATGATTTTCTCCTCGGACGCCTTACGGGTATGTGATCAGTCAAAAGCTTTTGCGGTATTAGGAACTGTGGATAGACCCTCATCGCCTCGTTGAACCAATCAACCCACGAGTAGTAGCACGGGAAGTATGAGTTGTTCTCAGAGTCAGCGTCGTGAGTAAAACTGTAATCCAGCTTTGGATGAGTGGGGCACGGACTTTCAATTGTGTAAAACCATTTAGCGCAATCATAGAGCTCGTGAGCCGCACCGTTGCCAAAAGCCTTTGTGACCACCAAGTCTGGATTAAGGTTGTCGAGCGTAACGTTTTCTCTGAGCCTTATAAGGCTTTGCCACATCACATTGTCTCGTTGATGCCAGTCATAGTCTGTATCAACAAAAGCAACTCTCATATCCTAAACGCGGCGAACTTACCCAACGAATCGTCAAACGGTTCCAGTGCTACATGGAAGCCGTGCTCCTCCAGAAACACCTTGAGGTCATTCATGACGTATTGGTATCGACGGCCAGCAATGTCCTCCCAAAACTCAGCCCTTCCGTGGTGATACTCGCCAATAATTGCCCTAACCATGTGCAACCGGGAGCTGGTCAATAAAACCGGAAACTCCGAGGACTCGATGTCAATCTTGAGTATGTCAACAAACCCCGTGTCTCTTATGATGTCATCCAAACCTAAACACCGGACCTCCAGCCCCTGACCCGTTGCCTCAAACACGCCGCCTCCACCAGTGTTTGACTGGTCGAAGTCATCATGAAAGTAAACGTTCTTGACTGGGCTATTGCTTTTCCACACCGCGCAGTTGTGGATCTCCACATTGTCGTATCCCTCAACATTGTTTTTAAGGACGTTGAAGTTTTCTTTCCACGCCTCATAGGCATGCACAGACTTCGCGCCGCCATCAGCCGCCATAGTTGTGAAGCCTCCTATGTGGGCACCTAAATCCACCACGACCTTTTTCTTGAAGTCGCGCACACGGTAAGTCCGAGCCTCGCCCCAAATTCCGTCGTCCCAAGTGCCCTCTCTGAAGACCGGGAGACTAATATCCATACGGGTAAACTCCGAAATACTGGTTGATGACATCGACATATCCTTGAACCATTTTGTCGTAGGTGTATTTGCGAGCGTCATACATCGCGCTCTTGGCTTTGGCGTAAATCATCTCCGGACGTTTCGCGAGCTGAGCCATGATCTTTGCACAACTCTCCACGCTAGGGTCACACCACAACCCTTGGCCCTCGTAATAGTTGGTGGCTGGCACCAGCTTGTAATCTACAAGGAATGAGTTTGTTGCGTTAGCGTATGCCTCCGGGCCGAACCACGCCGGCAACACGCTGGGCCTACCAGCTGCCATGCATTCAAGGGGCATAAGCCCAAAGCCTTCGCCCTTACTCATGGACACGTAACAGTCAATGGAATGATACCACCCGCACAGCTCGTCCTTCGGCCACTCGCCTTGATCGCAGATGATCCGCTTGTCTGTCCAAGCTGGGACTGGGTCTTTTGGGTAACACTTAATCCTGAGCTCAACGTTCTCATTTCCCGTTGGGAAAGCCGTCATGAAAGCCTCAACCACCTCATCAAAGCCTTTTCGCGGCCAACCATGACGACTGATACCGCTGGTCCCAAAAACAACCTTCTCACGAGCTGTAAAAGGGCCGGGAATGAATGTGTCGGTATCAATCCCAAACGGCACACAATGCATAGGCGTAGTTACACCCTGAGCACTGAAGGTAGCTATGTTGGGTAAGCTCGGGATAATTACAGCTCGTGAGCTGTTCAAGTTGCGAATCCACCCCTGAGGTATCTTGGTGGTCTCCCACATCGTTGAGTAGATCGTGCGACTAGGGTCATCGGGGGCTTGCTTGGGTGGGTGAATAATGAGGGTAGGAGCGTCCCATTTTGGTTGCCTACTCACAAGACGCTCATACCGCTCAGGTAGACGTGACCAAGCGTCCAAATTGTAAGGAATCACGCACACATCCCAACCACGGTCAACCAAACCATCAATGATGATCCGGCTGTGAAAATCATACGAGCTGTTGTCAGCCAGTTGACCGCGAATAATGATCCTCATACCTTGCGTTTTTTTAGTTCCTCTTAAATGTTTCAAAATCGAAGCCATTGTCTTCGTCCTCCTCAATCTCCGCTTCGACATCGTCCATGACCTCATCCACCAACCCAGCGATGGTGGTCGCAAACATGTCTTCACTCTCGGTTCCATCAAGGCCCACAACTTTCCTCGAAATTATTACCCCATTATTCTCCTCCCGAATCTGGACCTCGATTTTGATCATCTTTTGGCTTTACGTTTTTTGACTCCGACTTATCAACCGTAGATCCACCCTTTTTCTGCCACGGTGGCGTTTTACGAGCTGCTCTTCCTTGCTGCCTTCGGGGCAAGGCGTTCCACTTTTCAGCCCTCCTATCGTTCTTAGGCCCCAGCATATGACACGCTGGGTTCCTACACTCCACACGCCCCCTCAACACCAAACGAGCTGGCGAACCACAAGCGACACAGTCTTTAGCTACAGGTTTCATAAAATGGATGCACTCCTCTGATTCAGTGGGACAACAACAGGCTGGGGAAAAGAACAAACCCAGCCAGAAAAACCCGTTCTGGGATCTCCCCAGACACCACAACGGAATGCATAAATTCAAATCTCATACGCGAGGTTAAAAAAGGGGGTGGGGGTGTTTGGATATCGTTGACCGAAATGGGACCCCTACCCTACCCACTACCCCCATCAGCTGGATTCTGGGTACAGTTTTCGCTAACTTGTTCAGCATCAACAGCATCAATGACTGGAGCGTCTGATATACTATCAGTTGTTTGCTGTGAATCGAGGGCTTGTCGCTCGGCGTGGAGCTGCATCAGTAGCTTAGATGGCCCGTGCTCGTGAGCGTGAGCCATAGTGCCTTCCACCCTCTTAGTCTGTGCGTATTTCTTCGGATGTATCCTCTCCAACATAGCCAAGGCAAGCTTCGGGTCCTTCTCCATCCCCTTGTGTATCACGTTGAGGTACACGGAGATGTTAACAGTCTTCGCCCTTTCGCACGCTTCCTCGAAGTCCTTGTGTTTTGTCTTCCACTTGCTCAGCGTCCCAGCAGTCACTCCAACCATCAGAGCGGCGTCCTCCTGTGTATATCCACGAGCGATCAGCTTGAGGATCATGATAACGTTATCCCGTGTGTATCTGTCGTTTGCTGTGACTCCACGCTTGCTCACAGCAATGGCTGACTCCGGGCACATTGCCTCGATGTCGGACATCTGCTCTTTAAATGCATCCAGATCAGCTTGCTTTTCAGCCTTAAGATCTTTCCCGGTGTTCTTCTTGCTCATATACCCTTAAATCGCTTCAGAATCGTTTCTAACGCAGTTTTATGTTATCCAGCCGTAATCTAGCGTCCACAATGTTAAACACGCTCACAAATAAAATTAGAACCTTCTGTGATATGCCCTTCTCCAGATCTCTAGCCAGACCAATCCCTTTTGCCGTGGGTCAACCACTTCGACGCAGCAGATTGAGTGGCCAGCGGCGTCCATATCTTTGGCGACATTCTCCATCATCCAGAGCTCGCTCTCTGGGTGGTAGCCAAAGGTGAACGGCCTAAAGCCAGCTTGTGAGGCTTCCTCCTTAGAGAAGACGCTTCGCTCGGTGCCGTTAAGAAGAACTGTGTTCATCGGAGGTTGTAATCAGTTGTGGTCACGTCTGTGACGATGGATTTGTCTCGGAGCATTCGGCTGGCAATTCGCTTGTCCAGCTTTGCCATGCCCATCATCGAGAGGTTGCTGGTGATGATCGTCCACTTGCGTGCTCGCTGTCCAATCAGGTTGTGAAGTTTCTCCGCTGTCCACGGTGTTTGACGTTCTGACAACACATCATCAAGAGCCAAATATTTCCAGCGCGGCATGTCGTTGAGGACTCCGTAGCAGCTGGCGTCGGTTTTGGTTTTATCCATGAACCCGGGCCAGTAAATCCACCGAGGATCATACTCAGCTCGTGAGCGGAAATCATCACGGTGAGTCTGTAGCCATCTCCAAAGCCGTTTGGCAATGTGGGTCTTTCCGCATCCAGAGGTGCCCAGCATTACCAGCCATCGAGGGCTCTTGCCCTCCTTGACTGCTGTTGCCCACTGTGCTGCTGCCTTGACCATTCGTTCAACCTCGCCGTCAACCAGTTTAAGTCCCAGCCACTTTGCCCACGTTTGCGAATTCACTGAAGTCTCCGTCGTTGGCCGTTCCTGAGTTACGATTGATTTGAACAGATCCTGAGCCGTTTTTGTCATTGTCTTGTTTATCCTCGTTCCATGGTTTGTTTTGAATCATGAACCACCACTTGATTGGTTCTTTGTTGCTATTGACCCACATGTTGCGACCCTCGTAGTAATTGTAGAAAGCCTCAGCTCGTGACTCTGGTATGTTGCGGTCCTTGCAAAACTGCTTCACATCATTCAAGGAAGGACCTTCCCCTAACTCTTTAGAGTTAGTAGTAGTTAATAGTTTAGTAGTATGCTTGACCACTTGCTTGGCACGTGGTTTAGCACGTGGTTTAGCACGTGGTTTAGCACTTGCTTTAGCACGTGCTTGAGCACTTGCTTGACCACCGGCCTTGCCATTCTCTCGACGCTGCTCGACAAACTTCTTGTAGTCCTCAGCCGCCTTAGTCAGCTCGTTACACTGGACGGAGATCTTTTCTCCGAATGTGACCACGCAGACGTTTGCCATCTGCAAGTCCTCCAGCAGCTCGTGAGCCCTCTCAGCAGTAACACCCCAGAGTCTCGCTATCTGATCAAGACTGGCTTCAATCCTCCCAGCAACAGGCTGCGTGCTCATTGCAACCATGAGCTCCATCCATGCGCCTTTGCCCTCAAGATCCAGCATACGGGTAGAGCACGCCCAGTGATCGAAGTAGAAACGAATGTACTTCATTCCGGCTTGTCCTCCTTGGTGCCATAGAAGCTCTGGCCTGAGTAGGCTCTGCGACTAGCCTCTTGCCCAGTCACCCACCCACGCCGCTCAGCATATTGCTTGTAAGCTCGGTTAATCATTGCCATGGTCCCGCGCTTTAAGTCTGGAGTGTGGATGCCGTCGTAATCTGGTTTTGGAATCTCTTCATCCATGAGTCGAAAGATGTTTGGATTCAAAAAACCTTAGCCTCCATGACTTTTGCTCAATAAATTCATCGGCAAGTTTTCTGTAATGGAAAGCCATCCTATCCTCCTTACGCATCAACCGAGAAACCTCTTTGAGTGGCAGATCAAACTCCTCATAAAGAATTTTTGTTGCTGCGGTTCTGGCCAAAACCAGATGGTGATGCCGTCGCTTGCCTAACATGTCGTCAACAGTGACATCAAAAACATCAGCCACCGATTCCAACACCTTGTACATTGTTGATCGTTTCATATGCTTGCTGGATTTTGTTGTAATACTCGATGGTGCTGTCGTTGGTAATCTCAAGGTCAGCCAGCACCCGCTCAACCTCAGTCTCTGACACGTGCGTGTCCTGTATGCAGTCAGTCTCTGGACGACGTATGCGCCACACCTGACCACCCATCTTGCGAGCCCACTCAGCCTCAAAAGGGAACCGCAAGTCATCTATGACGATGACAGCGTGCTCATCCTCCATGGCTTTAATCTGACGCTCGACAATCTCCACCCACACCATGTCTCCCCAGATTCGTTTAGCCGCTTCACCAACCGTCTGGTAAACCGGGCGAATAATTTCTTTTTGTTGCTCAGAGTGGTTGCCAAAAATCTTCGCCACCTCGCTCTTGATTGCATCGGCAAAGCTGAATTGATAGCAACTCGGCCCAATGTGATGTTGTAAATGATCAGCAGCCGAGCTCTTGCCAGACCGCTTTTTCCCACACAATGCTATAAGTGTTTTCATAAATCAGTTGGGGGACGCACTCGCGCCCCCCGCACGCCTTTGGGCCCTGTAAAACAAGAAAGAAGAAAACAAGGCTTTGGGGCGTGTTCGCTTCATGCGAAATCTCCTCGGGTTGCTGCAAAAAAGGTGTCGCAATTGGAAATGACCAACCACTCACCGTGGTCCTCTCGCCATGCAACAGCCCAATACTGAGCTCCATACCGGCTGGCATCCGCTTTGGCTTGTGCGACCGCATCTCGAATGTTCAGCCGGTTGGTGCGCTTGACCTCCCAGTGGATAGGAAGTGAGGGGCAATGAACGTCTGGACTAGGTGTCCCGTCTTCGGTTTGCGCGCTGTATTGCGCGCCACGTCTCGCGGCGTACCCGTGAAACTGGAGCACGCCAGCCCACTCTCGTTCCCCCCGCTTCCCTTTGTCCCGGGAGTTGACCATCAAAAGGGTGGCTTACCGCCGCCTCCTTGCTGAGCAGCGTCGTGACTTTTCATTTCCGCGACTGTAGCGGCAAAGTCGTGAATGTTTGCAGATTGGCCAGCACCAGCCTCCACCTTCTTTTGCAGCTGCACGCTCAAGGTCTTGTTACCTTGCTCGTCCTGATTAACCCACGTCGATGCGGTCATGACGTCTCCAACTTTGAGATCTTCGGTGACCTCAATCTTGCCATTGCCAAACGCTGGGGCTTTAGGGTTGTCCGATTCGTTAGGGAACAACTTGAACTGCGCCACCTTTATGTATGTATATTTTTGCTGTGTAGTTTCCATTATGCTTTTCGTAATACTTTTATATCTGGCCCCGGCTTAATGTAATCGCCCTCCAGCTGCTGGCCGGTTTTCAACAGATGAAGAGATTGAAGTTGTTTAAGATCAGGCTTCATGCACCGAAGGAAATCCTCCTCAGACACGGTGCCCATTAACGCTTGGTATGCTTGGACCGGATCAACCTTGGACGCACCCGGGCGCGTCGAAACACGCATCCCGGGCACATCTACACCAGAGTGAACAAGCTCCTTGATCTTAGATTTCACTCTGTCATGCATCGAAGCCACGAAGTCCAAGTCATCCTTCAGGGCTCCTAGCATGTCCGGTTGTTCCCACGCAGTTTCCCAGTCTGTTTGCCAGACTCGGAACAATGGTTTTTGAGTCTCCGGGCATCCCTCGTAGTTTGCACAGTATTTGCAACCCACGTTTATTTTGCGGTTGCCCTGAGCAATTCGAGTTAACAGCTCGTCAACTTTGTTAAACACTGCGGCGCGAGAAAAATCGTAGGATTTAATCAATTCCGTGTCCCAGTAAACAAAGTGCAGCACGACGTTTTGTATCTCAGTGCGCTCCTTTAGCAATGCAGCCGCATAGCCAATGAGCTGAACCCACTGAAGATCGTTTCCTTGACCGCTCTTACCGTCTGCAACGTGTAGCGTAGTCGCATCGCTTTGCCAGACTGCATCGGCATAGCCGAAATATTCTGGCTCGTCATTTTCAATAAGAATTTCCCACTCGATGTCCGCGCCTTGCGCTAACTCATCCAAAGCTTCCAACGCCCATTGAGCGCGCGCAGCCTCTTCAAAGTCATACCCTTCTAATAGGTCTTCTGATTTGCCAAGCATCTCCCAATATTTGTGAATACGTGTACCACGCTGAGCTGCCGAGCTGCTGCCAGTAGTGCTCTTGTATGCAGAGCATTCCCAGAGCATAGGCCACTGGCTGCAACCAAAAGGATGATGTTTGCGCTCGTCGGACATTGCTGCTCAAAATGGAGAAGGTTGGGCTCGGCGTGCAGATTTAGCTGATGGCCTTGACACTCTGCCAGTCACTTGAGGGACAGCGGAGTTGGCGTCATCGTCTGTTTCACTGGCCAGCCCCAACATAGAAGCCAGCATGTATCGCCGAAGGTAAGTCATGACGCTGCCAATTTTTTGAGGGTTGCTTACATCGCACGGCATACTCATCGTACTTTTGATGGTTGATCCATTGCGATAACCTATAACCGTTGTCATATGGACGTAATTTTCCTCCATTCTTGGCAAATGAACAACGCTGAAGCCAGCCTTGCTGTAAGCTCTGACGGGGCCATCTAAAATATCATCTAACGTTGCGTAGTTTCCGTGATGAGACTTGCCACGCTTCTGCACTGGCTTTAGTCCGTTTTGAACCTTGGCCATAGCGTCAAAGAGCTCCCCCAAGCTTTCTGAGGAATTCTTTGAAGTAGGGTTTGAATCGTTCACGGGTTGGGTCTGACTGTCTGTAGTTTCGTTTTGCATTTGCTATGGTTGATCTATCTCTGTTGAGTTTTTTGGCTAGAATGTGAGGGGCTTGAAATCCCATCGTATCACTAAGCACGTCTATGATTGCCCACCGGGCAAAAAGGCCAGCCCACTCTCTTGATCTAGGTTCCGTAACCTGAGCTGGTTTGATTTGTAGGGTTTTGCATGCTGCATCCATTGCGAGTCTAAATTGTTTGTCATACGGATGCTTTCTTAATTCATGTAGTATCGTTTGTCTTTGTTTCATCGTTGGACCCCAGCCTCTTTATCGTCCTTGCTTCTGAGTCCCGAAAGCGCGCACGCGAACAGTGCTCCCAAAAGAACCGACGCAATTGTGTATTCCATAATCGTTCTAGTGTTTCTCCTTTTGTCTCGTTACCCCACGACTCATCGGCAAGAGCCCGGGCCGTGGCCTTTGTTACCATTAGCTTTTCCATTGCTGTTTACTGTTGTTAACATTTGTTTAACATCGCACTCATTATTTAAATTCGCAATAATTATTTTAATAAGATTTGGGCCTATTATAATTGTGCGTTATGTTTGTAATTTGACAACCACAACGCTGTTGACATTATTTTACTATGTGGTTAAACGTTTAACATTTGTCATTTTTTGTCGGCCAGTTGCGATATTTGTCCGTTTGGTTGTTGACAACGTTGTGATATGTGCAAAACTGTAGCCAGTTGTTTAACACGTAATAAAGACACAAAACATGCCAAGAGATCCAAACAAAAAGATGATTGGGCTTTGGGTTCATGAGGATTTAAAGGGAGAACTATCCAAGCTCGCTCTGGAGGAAAACAGAACCACTTCTAATTTCATTGAGACACTCTTAATGAAATACCTCAATGACCGTAAGCTCAAGGGTGGGACAAAGACTGTCCATCCACCAAAATAGAACCAAACTGACGAAGATTTTCTGAAGTTGTAAAGACAGCCCTTCTTGGATGATTCCGGAAGGGTTGTTTTATTTCCTTGGCGTGGCACCACCCCACAAACCGGATGTCCGGGTACCCGGTTGCCAAAACAAACTTGAGCCCGGGCTTGAGCTCGTGGGGGAGCGCAATCAATCGATCCCCTTTTCTTGACCACTTTACTTCGATATTGGGAGGA